CGCCGCCATCAACGTCAGCGCCAAGGAATAGCAGGTTGAATGCTTCCGCTTGGCTACTGGTGTCTCCTGATTTGAACTGGCCCATCGGCCTACCCTCGTACCACGCCTCAAGAATCAAATGCGTCAGGGTGCCGTTAGGCGTGTCCAGATCGTTTTCGATTTGTCCCTGGATCGCATCGATAGGATCGAGCGCCAGTTGGACGATGAGCGAGCGCATGCAAAAATCAATGCACACGTCGCGTACATACTGCTCTGCCAGCGGACTTGGACAGCCGGGAACATAGGGCAGGATGTACGGCGCGAAGTCGGAGAGTTGGGCCATTGCCGATTACTTCTTCGCGCGAGCGGCAGGGGCGGCGGGAGCGTCCGCAGAGACAACAGCGGCAGGAATGAACTTGTGGACGGTGTAGTTGAAGCGCTTGACTTCACGCGCCTTTGTCGATCCGTCCTTGGCGCACTCGTACACGGTATAGACCGCGTTATCGAGCGCATGCTTGAGTTCGTCGGCGATTTCAACCTTGAGGCCGCGCGGAATCAGCACGTTCGCGCCATTCACTTGCAGGAAAACAGGCTGTCCGCCGACTTCACCCTCTCCCTGGTGGATGGTGAGTTCGACTTTATCGCCGCTGAAGTTGTCGCCGTGGTCGGTAATCGTGACCTTTTGCGACTGCACTTCCTGCTCGCCTTCGACAGCATCGTCAATCGTGCTTACCTTGAAATTGGTATTACCTTTGCCGCTATTCATATGGAACCCTCGTTAGAAATGGAAAAGACCCGAATCAACGGGCCTTTTGTGTGTTGCGATTGAGTGAGCCGGAATCAACCGGCTACGATTTGACGAATTACAGCGGGTTGGTCGGGAGGATCGACACGTCGAAGTAAGTCACGGTAAGGCCGGCCGTATCCAGCGCCGTGGTGCCCGGAACGAATGCGGCGGCACTACCATTGACAACCTTGATGATGCCAACCGGACAGATACCGGCCGGAATGGTCGGCAAGGTCGGCACTGTGGTGGATACGCCAAGCAGGATGAATGTTTCTTCAACGCCCTGGTACGTGGTCACGTTGCCCGATCCGTCCAGCCCAACCGCGTAATACTGGGTGACGCCGATAGGTTGAGCAGCATGGCCTGCGGAGAAAGCCTGTGCCGCGAGTGCGGCCTTCGACTTGAACACGCCATCGATCAGATATTGATACGCGGACGTGGTTTTGAAGGTGGCTGCGGCAGCGCCATTGATCGCCAGAGTTGCGGCGGTCAAATTTTGATTGGCGATGATATCGTGCAGGGCTTGATCGGTAATGTCGCGGAGTCCGCTCATGTTTCTTTCCTTTTTGGTACGGGATTATTGAGACAGCCCGGATCAACCGGGCTGCATTGGTGAAGCGATGCCAGCTATTACGCCGTTACCGCGACTTCGCAACGGCACATCCACTGGTCGTTCAAGATCACAGCGCCTTGCATTGCCTTCCATGCGACGCGGCCGCGCTGCGCCATAGGATCGGAGTCCGAAGGCGTTGCGTTGACCACCATCGGCGTGAGGGCAAACATGCCTTTCAGCGCCACAATGGCGTAAGCGTTCGCAGCAACGAACAGGATCGGGTACACGTCCGCGTTGACGCCGGAAGTGGACATCATCGTTCCCTTTGCGCCGCCTGCGTCGGCCCACGGCGCGAAGATGGTGGACGACAGATAGCGCACGTCTTCCACTTTCCCGATTTCGTTTTCATACGGCGACATCGAACCGTATTTTTCAACCGGGACGAATACCGTCTTGCCGTCTGCACCGAGCATGTTGCGGATATCCGCTTCGCAGTCCGGGTGGATAAAGCCGATGAACGACTTGGCAGTCGGTTCGGTGCCGTAGGCCGGGGTGGACTTCGTTACCTTCGTGATCTGCTCGGCGTTCTGGCGTTTCAGCGCCTTGGTAGACTTGCGTTGCACGGCCAGGGTGATAACCGTATTGACTGCGGTGCGCAGAGCGCCGTTGGCGTACACGACATTTGCGCCGCCCTTCAGAATGCCGAAGCGCATGGTTTCAATCATCTGCGCGGCCTGTTCGCCAAGCAGTTCGATCGACTCGTTCAGTACCGCGTCTTCATGGGTGTCCATGATGATGTCGGTAATCGTAACCATCGAGCCGTACTGGGTCAGCGTGCAAGGGATATCCGTGGTGGACAGCGTGAGCGATCCGGGAGTCACGCCTTCAGCCAGCGCGGTAGGCGCATTCGGCAGCGCGTTGTAGCGCCGGAATACGATGGTCTTGCTGTTATTCGCCGGCAGCGGCTTGGACTGGCCGAACTTCTCCAGAACCATGAACGGGATTGCACGGGCGAGCAATTGCTTTTCGGCGTATGCCGCAGTACGCGGCGAAATATCGCCATAGGCTGTATATGCCATTTGGTATTTCCTTTATAGAGAATGGACGCAAAATCGAAGTTAAAAACACAAGTCCGCAGCGATTCAGCAAGCGCATGAAGGGGGCAAAGCCTGTCCTTTTGCGTGCCATAAACTAGAAAGCCGGTCATGCAGACGCGCGGACTCGTTGCGGCGCTTTGTGGGCGTATCGCAATCCGTGCATCTGCCTGCCGGCTGTAGTTCTGTGGTTCCCGTTGAGTGCGCCAAGGGCAGCGTTACCAGTGATCCGCACTGGCGACGGT